ATTGACATTTCCACCTAAAGCATTAACTGCTTTACCACTGATTGCATTTCTTATTGCATTTTGTGTATCAGGGTCTATTCCACTTTGACCATCACCAGTTAAATCAATACCACCTGTTATAAAATCTGCTGCCTGTTGGAATGCTTCACCCGCATTCTCTTGCAATTTACTTGCAGCTGTTACACCAGCTAATTGGAATATATTCATTGTCGCATCACCCCATGTGACCACATTAGAATCACTTACTTCTTGTGGTATAGGTAATTCAACGTAATATTGTATTTGTGCATCTCGACTCATTCGAGAGTTTGCATCTGTTACATTTAAACCAAAACCAGTATATCCTGTAGTTACAATTTCACCTGGTGTTCTATCTTCCCCTCTAAATTTTCCCTCTTGAGTTACTAAAGCTTTTTTCTCACTATAACTTAATCCTAATCCCATTCCTTTTTTAGGTGCCATATACTTTATACACTTAATTAGTAATGTATCACCAGTTTTTTCACCAGGACCTCTTGCTAAAGGATATCCCAACCTCATTTTTATATTTGAATTATCTCTTTGTGTTACTTTCGACTTTGTGCTACCAGTTGTTTTAGTGTCACCTATGAATTTATCACCATTCGGACCACCAGTGCTTCGATATTCAGGATTTTTTGAGAAATCTGGTGATTTTGTGGCTGCATTATGTTTTGCTTGTTCTATAGGATCTTCTCTAAAAGAAGATAAACCATATTTTTTAATTAATTCTTTTCTAGAAAGATTATTATCTCCTCTATTATTACCTCTATTGTTATAACCACTAGTTCTTGGCATATCGACCTTGTTTTTTAACTATTTAGTAGGATTTTGACAAAAGGTAAAGTTCTTAAATCTCTCAACTCCATTTCATCAACTTGGTATAATCCACCAACCACCTCTGGAAATGTATATTGCCTCATTTCACCCCAATGATAGTTTAATCCTTTGAATCCCCAAGAGAACACATCAGTGACAGCAACAAGTGGGTGTGAATCATAAGCAATACCTGGTGTTTTTGCTTGATATACAAATATATAATAATTACCTGCTTGAGGGACACTACTTCCTTCAGTTAATACTTCGAGTATATCTGTTGCTAAATCATCAGCACTTTCATTACCGATGAATCTTTTCATTATGGGATCTATACGACTCATATGTCTAACTCTTTTTCTGTAATTACTTTAAACTCCCACATTCGATCAGCACAATATTCCCTTGCTGCTTTCCATTTTGCTTGATTTCTAGCATATTCAAATGCTTCACGAATGTATCCTTTGGTTTGTCTTTTTGGTTTTTTAGGTTTAGTTGTTTGTTTAAGTGGTTTAACTTCAATCAGGTATCTTTTTATTTTACCTGTGTTCTCTTGAACTTTAATATAAAAATCTGGAAAATAACGATGCACTCGACTATCATGTGGTGAGATATACGGAAGAGCAATCTCTTCACTACCCCACTCTAGTATCTTTGCATTTTTATCACAATACACCATAAACTTTCTTTCCCAGAGTGACCTGTAAATTATGTTAGTCGGATCACCTTTGTACTTTCTGGGAAAGGATGGATAGTATTTTCCCTTGTAAGCCATCTAAATAACTATACTATAGAAGTATTTAGAGTGCCAGCACCAAGACCAAGAAGAATATCAGATATAATGCCTAAGTTACAGAATGTAGCCCAGACATCTAATTATTTTGTGAGATTTTCATTACCACCAAGTGGATTAAGAAATCATTTAAGAAGAAAAGGAATAGATTCAAGATTTATCGCTGATAATGTGGGATTATTATGTCATAGTGCTGTTTTACCAGGTAGTGCATTAGCATCACAAAATATCACGGGTGACTATCAAGGTGTGGTTGAAAGATTTGCACATACTCGTAATTTTACTCAAGTTAATTTTGAATTTTACGTTGATAATGAATATAAGTCGATGAAATTTTTAGAACATTGGATGGAATATATTACAGGTGGAAATCAAGTAGATCCTGGTAATGATACTTATTATTTTCAATTAAATTATCCAAGAGATTATAAATCAAATGATACAACAATTGTTAAATTTGAAAAGGATCATCAAAAATTTTTAGAATATCGTTTTGTAGGATTATTTCCATTATCTTTAAATTCAGTTCGAGTACAATATGGTAATTCACAAGTTCTAAAAGCGACTTGTTCATTTAGTTATGATAGATATATCTCTGGTGAATCATCATCACTTGCTAGAGATTTAAGAAAAGCATATAATGATCTAGGATTTGGTCGTGGTAATGTTAATAGACATGGTTTATCTCTTAAAGATGATCAATTAAATGAACTTGCAGCACGTTCAACATTTAGGTATTTAAATGAGAGAAATACAGAGGGTACTTATTCATCATTATCTGCTGGTGGTTTTACTCAACGTAATGTTTCAGTTACATATCCTACGACTCCACCTGGTATCGTTCCATAATTGTTATAATAAGTTTACAGAACCACTATAAATAATTTTACTGAAGTGTAGTAATTATCATGCCTTTACCAACCATTTCGACTCCAACATACGAGTTGGTGTTGCCTTCATCAAACAGAAAAATAAAATTTAGACCTTTTTTGGTTAAAGAAGAGAAGATTCTTATTCTTGCAATGGAATCGCAAGATACAAAACAAATTGCAAATGCAGTTAAAAGTGTTATCACTCATTGTATACTTACAAAAGGTATAAAGGTTGAAAAACTTTCAACTTTCGATATAGAGTATTTGTTTTTGAATATTCGTGGTAAATCTGTTGGAGAAGATATTGAAGTAATGGTAACTTGTCCAGATGATGGAAAGACTCAAGTTCCTGCTTCAATAAACATTGATTCAATTAAAGTTCAAAAAAGTGATGAACATGAAAAAGATATCAAACTTGATGATACTTATACATTAAGAATGAGATATCCATCATTAAATGAGTTTATAAAGAATAACTTTGCAACTGCTACAGAAATGAATGTAGATGATACTTTTGATTTGATTGCATCTTGTATTGACCAAGTATATTCGGAAGAAGAATCTTGGACTGGTGCCGATTGCACTAAAAAAGAACTATCTACTTTTTTAGAACAACTTGATTCAAAACAATTTAAGGCAATCGAAAAATTCTTTGAGACTATGCCAAAACTGTCACATACAGTTAAGGTGAAAAATCCAAACACGAAAAAAGAGTGTGAGATTGTATTAGAGGGGCTACAGAATTTTTTCGGGTGAGTATGGCTCACGAAGATCTTGCGTCATACTACAAATTAAACTTTGCTTTGATGCAGCACCATAAATATAGTTTAACGGAGCTTGAAAATATGATGCCTTGGGAGAGAGAAATTTATGTTTCACTACTCCAGCAATATGTTGAAGAGGAAAACTTAAAAGCACAACAACAACAAAATAGTCTATAATGGATGAGGAGCAAGGACTACAATCACCGATAGCGGGAGGACTTAGAGGTATTAGAAGATCAGTTTCTTCTGGTATCTTTGGTGGTCGTCAAGCACCTGTACAAGCTCAACCAGATTCACAGACCACAAATTTATTAACACAAAATTCGTTAGCACTTAATAACGTTTCATCACAGTTAACAAATATATCTCAACAAGTATCAGGATTAAATGGATCATTAGCTGCTATTCAAGAAAATTTAGCAGTTAGTGACACTCTACAAAGACAAAGAGAAGCAGCAAAACAAAATCGTGAAGCGATACTTGCAGAGCAAGGATTAAGAGAAGGAAAAGAAAGTCAAATAGAAAGTCGTATTCAACGAGCACTCACATTTCCAGTAAGAAGATTAGCACAAAAAACACAGTTTGGATTAGCGAGATTAACTGATTTCTTCTTAATATTAGCTGGGGGATGGTTGACGAACACCGTTGTCAAAATGATTAACGCTAGTTCTGATAATAATACTGATTTATTTAATGAACTCAAAAATACTCTACAGAAACAATTATTGATAGTTGGTGGAACAATGGTTGCCATCAATTTAGGGTTTAAATTATTACTCAATGGTATTGGAGCATTAGCAAGTTCAGCATTAAGATTAGGTAGAGGAGGACTTTTACAGGTTCCATTTAAATCTATTACTGGTGCATTAGCGGCTGGAACTTTGCTTTATATGAATAGTCAGTTAGTTCCTAAAACTGATAATACGTTTTTGAATGCCTTAAAT